GAATATAGAATGTGAGATATTTTCAACAGCAGTAAATCTTGATCCTAATGCAGACACAGGTGCAGTAATTACAATTCCATTTAAAGTAGTACAACCTACTTCAAGTGGTGAAGCATCAGGAACAGCATTTAAGTTTGAGTATGCAGATTCAACCCAGGCAAGTGGTTGGTAAGGAGTAAAACATGAAGGTTAAAATGTTCGATAAAGAGTGGGAAGTAAAAAATCCTACATATAGGGAAAAACGAGAACTACAAAAAAAGAGAATTAGTGCTTTAGATTCTACTGGAAAAGTAAATACTGAAAGATTTTATGATTGTCTTGAATTTGTAGAAAAAATAAGTGGCTTATCTGAAAGTGATTTTTTTGCCAAAGATAAGCCATTGACAATGGGTGAAATTGATGCTTTACTTACGAAACTTTTAAGTGAATATTTAGATGTTTCAAAAAAAGACTAATGGCTTTGTCATCTTATGTGTGGTTTAGCCACTATGGTTATCCACACTTTGACAAAAAGTTTCCTTATAAAAGGCAAAGCCCAATCACTAATAAAGTAAAAACATATAAGGATCAGAAAGATGTATTATTGGAAATTGATAGAGTGTTTGACAAGTTTCAAGATTCTAAATTTTCTGTTGGTAGAAACCTATATTTTATATTACCTCTTTTTTGCAATCCAAAATGTCTTTATGAGGATTGGATAGGGGAAACTATAAAAGAATATAAGATGAGCAAAAATTTAAATATTCCGATTGCAAGAAGTTTAGATGAAGCAGATTCATTTATTGTAGATAATTTTTTAATTATAGAAAACGAACTAAACTCTATAAAGGAGTATGAGTTAGGAAAAAATAATGGATAGAAAACAAATAAGATTAGAAATACAAGCAGAAGTAAAAAAAGCTGTTAAAGCACTTAATAAAGTAGAAAAAGAACAAAAAGATATAAAAAAGCAAAATGATATATTGAAAACAAGTTTTGCTGGTATTGGAAGTGCTATTGTTGCTGCTTTTAGTGTTCAAGCAATAACACAATTTTTATCAAGTAGTGTTCAGTTAGCTGCACAAACTATTTCTCTTGAAAAAAGTTTTAGAAATCTTGGTAAGGCAGTTGGATTTAATGATAAATCGTTAGAAAAATTTAGAAAAGCAACAGATGGTACTGTTTCTGACATTGACCTAATGATTGAAGCAAATAATGCTATGCTTCTTGGTATTGTTGAAAACGATGATCAATTTGCAGAATTAATTGATTCTGCCCAAAGACTTGCTAAAGCAGTAGGACAAGATGCCCTTTTTGGAATCCAATCTCTAACTACTGGTATAGGACGTCAATCAAAACTTATGTTGGACAATCTTGGTATTGTATTAGATACCAATTTGGCATACGAAAAATTTGCAGAAGCAAATGGAAAGGCAGCTAAAGATTTAGATGAAAACGAGAGAAAACAAGCTTTTATACAAGCTGCCCTTGAAAGTACAAAGGAAAAGGTAGATCAATTAGGAGAGGAACAATTAGACTTAAACGATGCAACAAATCAATTAAGTGTGTCTTTTGAAAATTTGCAAATAACTATTGGAAAAGAATTACAAGATGAAGTAGGTTTTTTACAAACAGCTTTGTCAAATTTATTAGATGTAGCAAATCAACAAATTGCTGAAAAAGGATTATTAGCAACATTATTTGGTATGCCTAAAGTTTTTGATGTAGTTGATTTAGTCGTAGATGTTGGACAAAAAGCAAAGAAAGCAGCTGAAAGTATAGTCCCACCTGATAAACCTTTAATTCCCCTTCTTCCATCAGAAGATGATTTTTTAGAGGATTTAGAGGTTGCAGAAGAAAATTTTGAAGAAATAGATAGAATCATAGCAAAGCACGAAGAAGGAAGAAAGAAAAGTATTGAATTTATAAAAAAACTTGAAGCCGATGCACACAAAGAAAGAATTGCACAAAATCTTGAATCAGCAATCTTGCAAGGACAATCAGCAAAAGAAGCTGGTGTATCAGTAATAAAAGCCGAAATTGCAAAATCAACTGCATCATTAATTACAAAAATTATGCAGGGTGTTCCATTTCCATTAAATTTGGCTTTAGCTGCAGGAGCAGGTGGAATGATTGGTAAAGTAACAGATCAACTCTTTTCTTCCTTTGCAACTGGTGGTAGTTTTGTAACAAAAGGCAGAACAACTTTACCTATTGGAAGTGGAGTGGTAGTAGGAGATAATGCAAGTGGTATGGAAAGAATTGATGTAACACCACTACCAAGTCCTACATCAAGAAACAATGGAAATATAATAATAAATATATCAGCACCATTGGTAGATGAAACAGTAGTAGATACAATAATCCCTGCTATAAGGAGAGCAGAAAAATTAAACTTATGAACGTAACAAAAATTAGTGCAAGAAATTTTATACCAAAAAAATTATTTGGTATGAAAAAGAAAAGCATCAAACAAAAACTAAAAAAAATACCAAAACTTAAATTAAGGAGATATTAAAGTGGAACTTGGCAAAGGAACTAAATTTACATTCAGTATTGAAACAATTATTAGTATTGCAGTAACTATATTTATGGTAGTTGGTTTATGGTTTAACTTACAAGCTGACATACAAGAAGCAAAAGAACTACCTGAACCACCTGTAAGTAGAACTGAATATGATTTGAAAGATCAAATGATAAGAAATAGTATTATGAACACAGAAGAAAAAGTAGAAAAATTAGAAGAAAAGGTAGATGACATTAAAGAGGATACACGAAGTATCAATGATACTCTGCTTAAAATGAATAATAATTAATGAGGTTTAATGATGATGAAATACTTAAAATCACTTTGGCTATTAGTTGGCTTGGTGTTATTGCAATCGCAATTATACTCACAATCTGTTAATTTAGATAATTTTCAAGATATTCAATTAATGAGTCTTGAAGATTGTGCAGTTGTTCAAGTAAATGCTTCCTGGAACTATGCAAATAGATTAAAGATTGAAAAGCTAAAAGATTGTTATGTTGCCGAAATAGACTTAGCAAATAAAAATATTGGTGCAGTAATACAAAAAGAATGGAGTATTAAAACTGTGCCAACAATAATAATATTTGAAAAAGGCAAAGAGGTAATGAGATTTGAAGCTGGTATATCAATGAGATTCAATGAAGAAGAAGTTTTAAGAAAAATTAAAATGGAAATTAAATAATGATTAAGAAGAAAAGAAAATTTAGAAAAACAAGAAAGAGTAAAGCAGGAGTACCTTTAAAATATCTTTCAGGATCAAGAAATAGAAAGAAAACAGAAAGAGAAATAAAAAGAACTGCAAAACTTTATAAAGCAGGTAAACTAACTCCAGCTATGATGGATAGAATAAGTAAGAGGAGAGCAGCAAGTGGTAAGAAAAAGAAGAAAAAGAGGTAGTATAAACACCAGTCTTAAAAAATATTCAGGTAAAGGATATTCAATGGCTACTTTGAGAAAGGTCTATAAAAGAGGTTTAGGTGCTTACTATTCAAGTGGATCACGTGCAGTTTCTGCACATGCTTGGGCTATGGGTAGAGTAAGAAGTTTTGT